TTCTCTGGAAACCTACAGTAGGTAAGCATTCAGTACGAATCGTACCTGCAGTGTGGGATCGTTCTAATCCTTTCAAGGAGATCTTAGTTCACTACGGTATCGGAAACCGCACTATGGTTTCTCTAGCCAATTTCGGTGAGAAAGATCCAATCGTTGAATTCGCCAAGCAGCTTGCATCAAGCGGCGACAAGGAAAACTGGATGATGTCACGTAAACTCGAACCAAAGATGCGTGTATTTGCTCCTGTAATCGTTCGCGGTGAAGAGGAGAAAGGTGTTCGTCTTTGGGAATTCGGTAAGCAGATTTATGCTGAATTGTTGAGTCTTGCTGACGATCCAGATGTTGGAGATTATACGGATGTTATTCAGGGCCGCGATATTACTATCGAAACAACTGGACCTGAGACTAACGGTACATCGTTTAACCAATCTAAAGTACGTGTTCGTACAAAGACTACCCCTCTATCTGAGGACTCTAAAGAGGTAGATAAGTGGTTAAATAACCAACCTGACGCACTTACTATCTTCAAGAAGTATTCTTATGATGAGATGAAAGATGCTCTCCTTGGCTGGTTGAATCCTGAAGACAGTACAGATGAGCCAGCACCTGCTGCTACACCTAAGAAAGAAGAAGCTCCTGCTGCAAAGCCTGCCTCTTTTTCTCTAAACACTCCCAAGGCTAAACCAAGCATTGACGAGGAATTTGATGATCTTTTTAAGTAATAATTTATGGCCAAATCAATTAAAGCCTCGCTTAACGAAAGTGTAGCGGGTGCTGTTAAGGGTACTTTTAACCTGGATAAGTTTATTGAATCTAAGAATCTTTCCAGTACGTCCATTAAAATGAAGGAGCAGAAGTGGATACCTCTATCTCCTGCCTTTCAGAGTTGTTTATCTATTCCTGGTGTACCTATCGGCCATATTACATTGCTTCGAGGACATTCTGATACAGGTAAGACTACCGCACTTTTGGAAGCCGCAGTTAGCGCACAGAAGATGGGTATCTTACCTGTTTTCATTATTACCGAGATGAAGTGGAACTGGGAGCATGCCCGTCAAATGGGTTTGCAGTTTGAGAATGTACCTAACGAAGAAGGAGAAGTAGCAGACTACAAAGGCTTTTTTATCTATGTAGATAGAGAAAGGCTTAATACTATTGAAGACGTAGCAGCATTTATTGCCGACCTTCTCGATGAGCAAAAGAGAGGTAATCTACCTTACGACCTACTATTCCTCTGGGATTCTGTAGGATCTATTCCAAGTAGATTGTCTGTTGAGTCAAATAAGAACAATAACGAGTGGAATGCCGGGGCTATGTCCCAGCAGTTTGGTAACTTCATTAACCAGAAGATTGTATTATCTCGTAAGCAAAGTCAACCTTATACGAATACTATGCTTGCAGTGAATAAGATCTGGGTTGCTAAAGCAGAAAATATCATGGCCCAGCCCAAGATGAAGAATAAGGGTGGTGATACTATGTACTTCGATGCTTCTTTAATTATTACTTTCGGTAATGTAACTAATTCCGGAACTAATAAGATCAAAGCAACTAAGAACGGTAAGGATGTAGAGTTTGCCAAGCGTACCAAAGTAAGCTGTGATAAGAATCACGTTAACGATGTTACTTCTACCGGAAGGGTTATTATGACCGCACACGGATTTATTGATGATACTAAGCAGGCAATCGACGCTTATAAGAAACAGTATTCTAAAGACTGGTTAAAGACTCTTGGATCTACCGATTTCGATGTAGTTATCGAGACGGACGAAGATAACAAAGATGTGTTTGATCCTACTGAAGAATAACGTATCTTTACGTAAATAAAAGTTATGACGAGAATCAATGTAGGTATTCCACCTAAGGAATTGACAAGTAAGCATTTGATTGCAGAACACAGAGAGCTTAAACGTATACCAAACGTTGTAGCTAAAGGTAGATGCAATTTAAAAAATATACCTAAAGAATTCAGCCTCGGTAAAGGTCATGTATCTTTCTTTTACGACAAGCTCGGATATTTAAAAGAGCGGTACATTGATCTTTACAACGAGTGCATTGCTAGGGGCTTTAATGTTCAGAACTATCTACCATCCTGGGATGGGATACCGCCAGAATTAATGAACGGTTATACTCCAACAGAGAGAGACGTTTATATAATCCGCGAAAGGATAGCCGAACGATTGGCCAATCCAATTGCTAAACAAAAGAAAGATGGATTACAGAGCAATGTTCGAACAGATGGAGAAGCAAGAGCCGGTGCAGTTACATAAAAACAGTAGAGTACTAATTGTCGATTCCTTAAATACTTTCCTTCGTAGCTTTGCAGCTATTGGTCATATTAATCCAAGTGGGGCACATATTGGCGGTTTAGGAGGCTTTTTAAAATCTATTGGAGCCGCTATAAGGCAATTGCAGCCAACAAGAGTTATACTTGTATTTGATGGACAAGGAGGATCTACTAATAAAAGGTATCTCTATCCTGAGTACAAAGCCAATCGACATATCACTAAAATCTCAAATTGGGATGCTTTCGATAATCAAGAAGAAGAATCAGAGTCAATAACGGCGCAAATAGTGCGTCTGATTGATTATCTTAAGTGTCTCCCGGTTGATTTAGTTGTCATAGATAAAGTAGAAGCCGATGACGTTATTGGGTATCTTACAAGGCAATTTACTGAGCAAGTATACATCCTATCTACCGATCAAGATTATCTACAACTTGTAACAGATAAGGTTTCTGTTTTTTCTCCAATCAAAAAGATAGTTTATAGCCCGCAGACAGTCATTAAAGAGTACGGGATACCATCTCATAACTTTCTTACGCATAAAATTATAGTAGGAGATAAAGGAGATAACGTACCGGGAGTAAAAGGTATTGCAGCTAAGACTCTAATCAAGTTATTTCCAGCTATTGCCGGTGAAGGTAGGGTAACGCTAAAAGATCTATTACAGAAGTGTGAAGGTAAAGATAAGAAGTATGCTGATGTTTATAATTTTCGAAAGCAATTAGAGATCAATCAGAAACTAATGGATTTAGAGAATCCAAACATACCTGAGGCTGACAAGGAAGTATTAGATTATATTGTAGCCAATCATAACAACAATTTTAATCCTGATTGCTTTATTAAATTATACAACGAGGATCAGTTAGGGAAGACTTTAGTAAGTCCACATTTATGGCTTAGTGAAACATTTGCAAAATTAGCAAAGTTTGAGTTGAAAGATTGAGTAATTTTTATTAAATTAAGTTATGAGCGTTTTAAATCAGTTAAATCAGTACGGCGTAAGTTTTCAGATCAAGGTTCTATCAAGCTTACTTAAGCATAGAGAGTTTTTACAGAGTATTTACGATATTTTAGAAGAGGATTACTTCGACAACCCAGCACATAAGTGGATCGTCGAAGAGATTCTAAAGTACCATTACAAGTACCATACTACACCTACCCTTGATGTACTTCAAGTAGAGGTAAAGAAGATCGAAAATGAGGTATTAAGAGTATCGGTAATCGAGCAGTTAAAAGAAGCTTACAAAGCCTCTAACGAAGATAGAGATTTCGTAGAACAAGAGTTCTCTAACTTCTGCAGAAACCAGCAATTAAAGAAAGCTCTACTATCTTCGGTTGACTTACTCGAAAAAGGTCAATACGACGATATTCGATACTTAATTGATACTGCATTAAAGGCAGGTCAAGATAAAAATATCGGCCACGAGTACGAGAAAGATGCTGAGACGCGTTATCGAATGGAAGAGAGGGGTCCACAGCCTACACCTTGGGAACATATTAACGAATTACTTCAAGGAGGATTAGGATCAGGAGATCTAGGTATTGTTTTCGGTAACCCAGGTGGGGGTATGAGTTGGATGCTCGTAGCACTAGGTGCAACCGTAGTAGCATCAGGAGGTACTGTAGCCCACTATACCCTTGAGCTCTCTGAGACGTATATGGGTAAGAGGTACGACTCTATCTTTACCGGTATCAGGATTCAAGACCTAGGTAAGCATAGAAAAGAGGTGGATGAAGCAGTAGGCAAACTACCCGGTAAGCTTATTATTAAAGAATTTTCAATGGGTAAAGCATCTATATCTACCATTGAGAGCCATATTCAGAAAATTACTGACCTTGGACATAGGCCTGATTTGATTATTATTGACTACGTTGATCTACTTAAATCAAAGAGAAAGTCTATAGACAGAAAGGACGAGATAGATGATATTTATGTATCCACCAAAGCTCTTGCCCGTGATCTCAAGATACCTATTTGGACTGTATCACAGGTCAATAGAGCTGGTGCTAAGGACGACGTTATCGAAGGTGATAAAGCAGCCGGATCCTATAATAAGATCATGATTGCTGACTTTGCGATGTCGTTGTCTAGAAAGAGGTTAGATAAGGTTAACGGTACAGGTAGAGCACATATTATGAAAAACCGCTATGGCGGTGATGGCATGACTTACCCCGTGAAAATCAATACCGAAAACGGTAATATTGAGATTCAGGCACGTGAAATGGATGAGGACGAATTCGTTCAAGAAGGAGCTCCTGTACCGGGAAAACCTGTAACTGGATTCAGTTCAGAAGAAAGAAATTTTCTACAACAAAGGTTTTTTGAATTAGGGAAGTAAGCTATTTATTATTACAAAAGTTATCAGATATGAGTCTAGCAGAACTATATGTTGAAAAGAGGACCCCACTAGCACCTCCTGTAAACCAAACTACTTATGAGCAGTTTGTATTTAATATGGAAAGAAACGGTACGAATGACCTAGTTGAAAGAGACATGGTCGACCCTACCTTCCGTCCTCCTCTAGCATCTGATAGTTATCAAGCCCAAAGATTTCAACAAGGGCTGAATTCAAATCTACAGTAATAGTTAAACAGGTTACGATCTTAACGGCATCGTAAGATCGCCGAACGAAAAACCTATCTCTAAAATTAAAAAAAATTAAACGAAAATGGACATTTCGCAGAGCATTCTAAGTGACATTACAGTGTACATGAAGTACGCAAAGTTCAATCCTGAGAAAAAAAGAAGAGAATCTTGGACAGAGCTAGTTGACCGTAATAAGGATATGCACTTAAAGAAATTTCCTAACTTAAAAAAGGAAATTGAGAATGCTTATAAGTTTGTCTATGATAAGAAAGCTCTACCTTCAATGCGTTCAATGCAATTTGCAGGTAAACCTATCGAGATTAGTCCTAACCGTATTTATAACTGTGCCTACCTTCCGATCGACGATTGGAGAGCTTTTGGTGAGACCATGTTCTTACTTCTTGGCGGTACTGGCGTAGGTTATTCAGTACAGAGACACCATGTAGATCAACTACCTGAGATTAGAAAGCCTGATCCAAAGAAGACTCGCCGTTTTTTAATCGGCGATAGCATTGAAGGATGGGCCGATGCCGTGAAGGTGTTAGTGCGTGCATACTTTGAAGGAGGCTCTACACCTGTATTCGATTTCTCTGATATCAGACCTAAAGGTGCCCAACTAATTACTTCAGGCGGTAAAGCACCTGGACCTCAACCCCTTAAAGAGTGCCTACTTAAGCTTCAAGGTATTCTCGACAGTAAGGAGAACAATGATAAACTAAGTTCTATTGAGGTTCACGATATGATCTGTCATATTGCCGATGCAGTATTGACTGGCGGTATTCGTAGAGCAGCACTTATTAGTCTATTTAGCGCTGATGATGAGAATATGATTGCAGCTAAATCTGGTGCTTGGTGGGAACTAAATCCGCAAAGAGGTCGTGCAAATAATTCTGCCGTACTTCTCCGTAGTAAAGCTACTGAAGAGTTCTTTATGAATCTATGGGAGAAGATTAAAGCATCAGGAGCCGGTGAACCAGGTATTTATTTCAATAACGATAAAGATTGGGGAACTAATCCATGTTGCGAGATCGCACTACGTCCTTATCAGTTCTGTAACCTATGTGAAGTGAACGTATCCGATGTCGTAGACCAAGAAGACCTAAATGCACGCGTTAAAGCAGCTACGTTTATTGGTACCCTACAAGCTTCTTATACTAGCTTTCACTACCTACGTCCTGTATGGCAGCGTACCACTGAGAAAGATGCTTTGATCGGTGTTGGTATGACCGGTATCGGATCAGGTGCAGCACAAAAGCTAGATCTTAAGCAAGCTGCACAAATTGTAAAAGAAGAAAATGAAAGAGTAGCCAAGTTAATCGGTATCAATGCTGCTGCAAGATGTACTACCATTAAGCCCTCAGGTACTTCTTCTCTAACTCTCGGTACTTCAAGCGGTATTCATGCATGGCATAACGACTTCTATATTCGCCGTATTCGGGTAGGTAAGAATGAGGCTATCTACACACACCTTGCTATTCATCATCCAGAACTTGTTGAAGATGAGTACTTCCGTCCTCACGATACTGCTGTAATCTCTGTACCGCAGAAAGCACCAAAAGACTCTATTCTTCGTCACGAATCTGCTTTACAGCTTCTTGAAAGAGTTAAGTTCTTCTATCAAAACTGGATTAAACCAGGTCATAGAACTGGTCAAAATACACATAATATATCTGCTACTGTTTCTATCAAAGAAAACGAGTGGGAAGAGGTAGGTAAGTGGATGTGGGAAAATCGCAAATTCTACAACGGACTCTCAGTATTACCGTTCTCAGAACATACCTATAAGCAAGCTCCTTTTGAAGATTGTACAGAAGAACAGTATGAAGAGCTTATGAAAAGTCTTCACAACATAGATCTCTCAAAAGTAGTGGAATTCAGCGATACTACCAATCTCATGGGAGAGGTAGCTTGTGCAGGCGGTGCATGTGAAGTAGTTTAGAATCTTTCCCGTCCTCCTGCTATTTATTAGCGTGAGTCTTTTAGATTTAATAAGGAGTAGTAGGTTAAAGCTCAACACCACTAACGGTGAAAAGCCTAATACCTATCAAGATACTGTTCCGCAAATGCGCAACGTTAGATTTCCCCCTAATATATCTCCAGGGGCAAGCACAGACGGTTATGTTAGAATCGAAGCATCAGGGGTAGTGCCCGGGACTATAGGTCCAGCTCCAACTCCAGTTACTGTAGATTACCTAGTTACGGAAAATAATAACTTCTTAATGACTGAAAACGATAATTACTTAATAATATAACATGTCTAACGTAAAAATATCCCAACTACCAGTAGTCAACTCAGTAGTAAACGGTGATGTACTTCCTGTAGTAGCTTCGACTACGACCTCACAGCTATCTGTTTTAAATCTAGCTAATTCACTTCCCCAGGTAAGTTCTTCGATAAGCGCATCTTACGCACTAACTGCATCTTATGCAGTATCTGCTTCTTATGAGATTATCACTGAACTAACTTCATCTTATGCACAAACAGCATCGTATGCAGTAACTAGCTCATTTGCAGTATCTGCTTCATGGTCACCGACTCAAGCAGTAATCTTTGCAGTATCTAGTAGCGGAACTTCGATATATTCCGTCAATCCTGCAACTTCGAATTTTAATACAACAAACGGTATATTTTTAGGATGTAACGCAGGTACTAATGCAACAAGTGCAAACGGTTCAAACTTCTTAGGAAATTTTGCAGGTTATCAAGCAACAAATTCTAGTTTTTCAAACTTTATAGGAAATGCAGCAGGTTATAACGCAACAAACGCTGACACTTCTAACTTTATAGGGCAAGGTGCAGGACAAAATGCAACAACTGCGTATGCCTCAAACTTTATAGGAGGGTTAGCAGGATGTGAAGCAGCAAATGCTAATAGCTCAAATTTTCTAGGATATAATGCTGGTTTAGGTGCAACAAGTGCTGCAAGGTCTAACTTTGTAGGTCTCTGCGCTGGAAAAAATGCAACAGGCGCTAGGGATTCCAACTTTACAGGCAACAGCGCCGGTGAAGGCGCAACAAATGCGTATGAATCTAACTTCTTAGGATGCTATGCAGGCTTCGGTGCAACAAGCGCTAACAACTCTAACTTCTTAGGATGCTATGCAGGCTTCGGTGCAACAAGTGCTAACAATTCTAACTTCATAGGATTCAATGCTGGAAGTGGATCAACAGATTCATATAATTCAAACTTCATTGGACTTAAAGCAGGCGCTGTAGGAACAGGTAATCTTATAGGAAATAACAATATCATAATTGGTACTAACATTACTCTTGAAAGCGGTAGAGATGATTCTATTAACCTCGGCGGTATAATTTTTGCTACAGGATCTTATGCCACGACTACAGGTGATCCATCGTTCTCTCCGATGATTGATGCTAAAGTCGGTATCAATAAATCGATACCCGAGTATACCCTAGACGTAAGCGGTAGCGGTAACTACGCAGCCGGTCTAACAGTATCAGGATCATTGATTGTAAGCGGATCTTCTGCTTCTGGAACTTCGGTTGCATTTCAAAACGGCCATATCGTCTTATCTCAAGTACTAACTAGTCTCAACTTCGTAGACGATGCAGCTGCTGCTGCAGGTGGGGTACCAGTAGGAGGTTTATATAGAAACGGTAACTTTATTGTAATGAGATTATCTTAAAAATTGAAATAAAATGCCCTTACAACTATCAGGATCTCTATTTCTATCTGGAAGCTTTTTAGTTTCCGGTTCATTCGGATATACTGGATCTTTTACTCCATCTTCAGGGTCACTGACCTATCTTCCCTATTTAACCGGCTCCTTTACCACAGCCTCAGTAAATACCGGATCCAATAATCAACCGTTTTTGTACGTAATTAACGGAGTACTTTGGTTCTTCGACGGAAATAACTGGAATCAACTCTTCCCTTAACTTAGAAAGTAGTGAAGAAAAAGAAAGAGTTTACGAAAGATATACATTATTACTTAGAAGGAGAAAGAGTGGTATTTACCGCTCTTTTCCATTTAGAAAGAGGTCAATGTTGCGGGAGCGGCTGCCGGCATTGTCCCTACGATGAAAAACACAAAAAGGGCGCTACAGAAGTTAGGAAAGAATTTGCTTCTTTAAAAAAAAGTTCATAGATTTATAAAAATATCTGTTATGAGTACATATAAATCCACTAAATTATTTGACGGGTATTCGACCTGCTTCCGTCAGTGGAAAGCAGGAACTACGCACTGCAAATTTCTACACGGGTATGCTATATCCTTTAGAGTATGGTTTGAAGGCCAACTTGATGAGAGAAATTGGGTATGGGATTTCGGCGGAATGAAGCGTGCAAAGAATACTATTGAAGGTAAATCTCCTAAGCAGTACTTTGAATGGTTACTTGATCATACTACTGTCGTAGCAGAGGATGAGCCCTATTTAGACTTGTTTAAACAAATGGACTCAGACGGTATTATACAACTACGTATTCTACCGGCGGTAGGGTGTGAGAAGTTTGCAGAACATCTCTACGGTATTATTAACGAATTTTTACAGAAAGAAACTAACGGAAGAGTAAAAGCAGTTAAAGTAGAAGTATATGAGCACGAAAAAAACTCAGCCTCCTACGAATGAGGACCCAAATCTTGAAAATAATAGCTATTACGACATAGATATTATTAACAAAGCTAATGCACCTATTTTTCGAAAGATAGAAGAATGGGAAAATAAGTACGCCCATGCCTCTAGTAATTTAGGAAAATGGTATTGCCAGATTCAGATCGACAAGTGGAAAAAGAGATTACACCACTATAAATAACAAATATGTTTGAACCAGTTATGCACGCACTTGGTCTTTGTGGAGACCAACATCCAACTATTTTAGGTATACTGTTGGAATATCGAGAATTTAGTCATATCTTTAATTATATAAAAACATGGAGGAATAACCTATGAAGTGTATTAAGAATCTTAAGACTGGTGTAATCCAGCGAGTTGATGATCGTCAAGCCGATAATATGGTCGGCGTTACCTGGAAATTCATTCCGAAATCTGAATGGAAGGCAGCTACTAGAAAGCCTAAACCTGAACCGGTTGAAGCTAGTGAAGAAACTATTTCTGAAAAACAACTAAAACGTAAAAAGAATGTCAAAGATAGATCCAAATAAGTTATTAATCAGTAGCGATTTCTACTCCATCCAAGGTGAGGGTATAAGTAGCGGTATACCTTCTTACTTCGTACGTTTAGGTATCTGTAACTTGACTTGCGGCATGTCTCGTAAGTTTGCTAACCAACTTGAAAAAGAGAAGAAGCTAGAAGACGGAGAGATCTTCGTTGGTGATTTACACGCCGAAGGTAAAGCAACTTGGACTTGTGATTCTACAAGCCAGTGGTTATGGAGAGGTGAAGATAAGGAGTTTCAATACCTAATTGACCGCTGGAAAGAACAAGGTGTTTACGATGATATTTTAAACGGTGTTATTCATATTATTTGGACTGGCGGTGAACCAACAATCAAAGGACATCAAGAAGCAATTGCTAATTTTACAAGTTATTGGTTTGATAATGCAAGAGTAAGTTTAGAAGACTTTAAACCGTACTATGAAATTGAAACCAACGGTACCGTAGTAATTGAAGATAGATTGTGGGGCTCATTAGATCAAATCAACTGCTCTCCTAAACTAGCCAACTCAGGCATGACCGCTAAACAACGTATTAATCCCGAAGCTATTAAACGAATAATGGAACATGGAAACTACCAATTTAAGTTTGTTATCTCGACTGAAGAAGACGTACAAGAATTATTCCGTGACTTTGTTGTACCATTTAGCATACCTCTTAAAAATGTAGTATGTATGCCCGGACTTGATGACGCAAAGGATTTTGAAGAGCGTACTCAATTCTGTTTGGAGATGGCTAAAAAATATCGTTTCCGTGGTTTAACCCGTTTGCATATTGCAGCTTGGAATAAAACTTTGAACGTATAATATGGGAGTGCTTTTCATTGTCAGTTTAGTATTAGCAGCAGCTTTTGCAGTATACTGTGTAGTAGATGTATTCAATCAAACTAAAGATTTATGAGAGAATTAGATCTTCACGGGGTACATCATAGCGAAGTTAGAGACGTTGTTGAAAACTTTATTCTAATGAATGAAGCACCTTTCCGTATAATTACAGGATTATCCGAAAGAATGAGAAATCTAACTCAAAACGTATTAAATAAGCATAAACTTCAGCACTACGTTCCAGCTCACAATGCAGGAGAAATAATTATTGTTAATTGATATGGGAAAGAAAACAACAGCTGAAAACTTTTACGAAGCAATCAAGCACATAGGTGCTGGAAGTCTTTATTATCTCGTACGCAAAAAGGGTTCTGATACAGAATTTATTTTTGAGCCTTTAGTAATCGATACGAAAGATCGAGATCTAACCGTTAAAATTCTACAGAGAACTATGGAACATCCGGACTTCATAGCCTTTCCGGGTACTCCGGAGGCCTACGAATTTATGCGTGGAGATGTTGACGATACGATTGAAAAGTAATATATTTAGATAATGACAATAACAATAACCCAGGAGCATTTCTACATAGGTCTTATAGCATTCTTAATGATACTACAGATATTGCAGTGGAGGTCTATAAACAAGCTAAAAAAAGAGTGTGATAGAATCTGGGAACAGTTAGGTACTCTAGTATCTGGGGTTAGTAATCAGATCATCTCTATTCAGAAGGATTTGAATAGCAAAGAAGATAAAAAAGCCGGTTAAGGAGTTAATCGGGATAGAAAATAATACGCTCCGTATTTTAATTTTTTAACAAATGAAAAAACAAGCAGTACTTTCCCTTAGCGGAGGGATGGATAGCAGTACACTTCTCCTACACTTGCTAGCAAATGGTTTTGAGGTAACAGCCCTTTCTTTTGATTATGGCCAAAAGCACAAAGTTGAATTAGAGCGTGCTATATCATTAGTAGAGTATATTAACGGGCAGTTTATTGTTGACGAGGAAGCAAAGACAGTAGAGTATCCTTTCTATGTAAAGCACCAAGTCATTAAACTAGACGGGTTACAGCAGTTACTTAACTCAGCCCTCGTTGAAGGCGGTAAAGATGTACCTGAAGGACATTACCAACAGGATAATATGAAGGAGACAGTAGTCCCTAACCGTAATAAAATTTTTAGTTCATTAATTCAAGCAGTAGCTCTATCTCTTGCTACTAAACCTGCAGAGGACGACTGTACTGTAAGACAAGAAGTAAAGATTGCTTTAGGTATTCATGCGGGTGACCACGCCATCTACCCTGATTGCCGTCAAGAGTTTAGAGATGCCGATATGGAAGCGTTTAGAATTGGTAATTGGGATTCCGAATTAGTCGATTTCTATACTCCCTATTTACATACCGATAAGTTCGGTATTTTACAAGATGGGCAAGAGTGCTGTCAAGCATTAGGTTTAGACTTTGATGAAGTATATAAACGTACTAATACGTCTTATAAACCAATCAAGCATTTTTACCGTGCAGAAACAAATGCCTTTAAGTGGTATTCAGATTATAAATCAGCCGCCTCAGTAGAACGAATTGAATCATTTATTAAATTAGGCCGCCCTGATCCCGTAGAGTACGCTGACGAAACCGGCCCTGTAAGTTGGGAGGTTGCTAAAGCACACGTTGAAGAGGTACTTGCTAACCATAAAAAAGCTAACATATGATAAAAATAAGTCACGAAATACCTAAGCAGTTATTTCCCTACCACGATCTTATTAGCGATTATCCTTACGTATTAGGGCATTTGCTTAATAATGATAGAGGGTATACAGAATTCTATAAAGAGAAGCTAAAGACTGCTCCCTACTCCATTCTTGATAACTCAGCCTTTGAATTAGGTCAATCTATCCCCGGGGAAGAGCTATACGAACTTGGAGAAGAGTTCAGACCAACTCACCTTGTACTCCCTGATAAGGTAAATGACTATAGACAGACCATGGAGAATGCTGTAGAATATCTAAATAAGTATAAGTCTTATAACCTAAAGTACATCGGTGTATGTCAGGGAGATACTTTCGAGAAAATTGCTGACTGTATCGACTTTTATATAGAAAAAGAAGTAGATATTATTGCATTACCTTTCGATTTAGTACCAGACTCTGATTACGTAACCGTTCGGTTTAGATTCCTCAGCTGGTGGTATGCTAATCGCTACAAATTCTTTGGAGGCTCTTATAGGTTCCATCTCCTCGGATGTCAAAATCCTGTAGAATTTCAGCTCTTTAAGTATAATCAGTCCAATATTCAGCGTTATATCTATTCGCTAGATACTAGTTCACCGATCGTAAATGGATGGTCAGGTAATACATTAGGTGCCCATGGACTTACAGCACCTAAGCCAAAAGATAAGCTAGCCGATAACCTAGATATTAAATTATCGAAAGAACAAACAGAATTAATTTTTCAAAACGTTAAAACCTTCCGTGAATATGTCAACTAATATGACCGATGTAGCCTCCAAGACGCTTGGTTCGGCTAACTCCTATGCAGTGTATACTGATAAATTTGATCCTTCACAGCTCAATCCTATGCCCCGTATTCTTGCACGTCAAGACTGGGGTATTAAAGGAGATGAGTTTACAGGCTTCGATACGTGGCATTGTCACGAAGCTACCTTTCTACTCAATAACGGACTTCCTATCGCAGGTACTTTGAAAATCGTATGTCCTGCAAGTTCAGAGTTTATGGTAGAGTCTAAATCTTTTAAGCTCTATCTTAATACTTTCGATATGTGCAAGATGGGAAATACTATTAAAGAAGCTATTGAGAATTACGAGAAGCAAGTTACTGAAGACATCAGTAAGTGTATTGGCGCTCCTGTAAAAGTAGCTTTCTTCAAAGAAGGTGATCATAAGCTCCGTGAAAACGATCCTGGAAAGAACTATTTCGATATGCTTCGATTGATTGGTGAATCAGAATTAGAAGCAATGCAAGTTACCGATTACTCCGGTAAAGAAAGTCACTTTACTGTCGTTGATTCAGAAGAAAATCAAGACATTTCAGTGATGACTAATATTCTGAGATCTAGATGCAGGCATACAAAGCAAAAAGATACCGGTGCAGCTTACTTCCGGATTATTACCGAAAACGGAAAAGTAGATATTAAATCGCTTCTAAAAGAAGTAATTGCCCTTCGTGAGGTAAACGAATTCCATGAGTTTTGTAGCGAGAAGCTATTCAAGACTATTAAGGCAAATCCAAAGGTAAAGGAGTGCGTTGTAATGCTTCTCTACGCTCGTAGAGGTTCTCTAGATATTAATCCTGTTCGTTCAACAAGACAGGACCTAATTCCAGAGGCTCTTATCGATACTACTTATTATACAACCAAAGCAATGGGACAGTAATATGAAAGTTCAACAGGACTGGGGAGTGGTTGTATCGCAAACCGGATCAGAGGTTATAGCTATAAGTAAAGAGACTGGGTTTCTCCCCAGTCTTCTTGTTACTAACCACCTATCAAGGATACCTCAAGATAACATGAGATTCTTTGGAGAAAACGGTGTGATAATAAGATCGATACCTTTCAGACCTACATTAAAAGATTACCTTATTCCAGAATTGCTAGAAAAG